CCTAATAGCGGTCTGCGTGGAGCAGGTGGCTGGGATGGTTGTGATATATAAGGATTAGCAAATCCTGCTTGTTGTGCTGTGGGCATTGCCATTGGCTGTGGCATTTGCGGAGCATACGGCGAAGGCTGAATTTGAGCATAAATTTGTTCAGATGAAATGCCAGGCCCAAACTCTTCGCCAATAGGCACACCAAAGATACCTCGTCTGCGTTCGCGCCTACGTTCTTTTTTCGCTTCTTCAGATTGTGCCCAGCTAGAAAGCCCAGTCATAACGCCATTTACCATTGCATATTGCGCCATGTCAGACATGCCGCTAATTTTACCAAGAATTCCGCCACGAACTTTGTCTGGATCAATATCTCCTAAATCGCCTGTTGTGGGTGTTTTAGGGCCTAACAAATTTTCAAAAAGCATAGAACCCTTTAATGACTCGTCCCCATAAGCCTTTGCCATACTTTCGCTAACACCCTCGGTTAAACATAAACTTCCGCCAATAGCTTGTGCGCCAAGCCCTATGGTTTTTCCAACAGCCTTAAAAATATTTGATGGGTCTCCGCCCATGATATTGCTAAAGCCTTCAAACTTACCAACAGCTAATCCAGAAACAAAGAAAGTAGCACCTAAAATTAGGGCAGGTTTGGCTACCTTTTTAAGAACCTTTTTGGCTCCTCGAAATACCTTTTTGACTGCTTTTTTGATACCACTCATAATTTATACCTTCAGTTCGTAAACTCCGCCAATCTGTTGGCTTACCTTATTGAAAAATCTGTCGCTTCTCTCTTCTTTGCTTGAAGTAGACAATAATAGTTTATCATGTCCTTTCTTTTTGGCTAACGCCTTTGCCGTTCTTAAAAGTTTAAGTCCGCCTTTTTGCGCAACAAACAGCAAGTCAGTTAGATACCTATGCTGCCTATTCCACGGCGTTACCATTTCAGTTAGTACAATAAAACCAGTAATTTCGTCTTTATCTTCGGCAACAAACACGTAAATGCCTGGGGTTGTGATACAGTCTGCAAACCAAAAGCCTAAGTCCGAAGGTACGATAGGAATATCGTTTAGCAAGTCTTTTTGTTCTTTGATCTGTATTGAAAATTGCACTAATTGTTGGATGTCTCGGACGGTTGCATACCGAACCTTAACCACCGCCACCCCCAGAACCAGCAAAATTATATGGGCTAGAAAAGATAGCTATTGCGTTTTGGAAAGCCCCTAGCATTTGCGTAGAGTCCATCCCAGACATACCAATAGAAGAAATAATTTCTGCTAGACTGTTGTGATAATCCAACACCATACGGCTTCTAAACTCTTGGTCTGTTAGGTAGCTTTGAATCGTGCCTTGATAGCCAATTTGACCTAACGCGTATTGGTTTTGAGCGGCAGCCAAATCCATACGACCTTCTTGTGCTAAAAACTCCATAGAACGTTGGTGTGCTGCTTCAAAGATTTGTGCTTCTTTTTGTGCCTGAATCTGCATTTGAGTAATAGCAGATTGGGCGTTTGCATTAAGCGCGGCAATCTTACCACGCGATTCTACGTCCATGCTTGTGGCGGCTAAAGAAGTCAATGACTGCAATTTTGATACAGCCATATTGGTAGTTGATTGCAACTTGGCTAAGTTATTATTATTGATTGCTACTGCGTTTTCTGATGCTACACGCTGATAGTTTTGAGCATCTGCTGCCGCGATAGGGAATGCGGCTTGAATGGCTGATGCTTGGCTAGCGCCTGCGGCAATGCTAGAACTTAGCGCACCACGCTGTGCTGCCATACGCTGACCTGCTAATGCGGCTTGGCGCATATATGGCGAATCAGACGCCAGCAAGCCTTCTAATTGCTTAGATACTAGTTGCTCGTCTTCTACTTGTTGGGTGTACGGGCCAAACTGACTGTAGTCAATTTGTGGGCCTTCTACTACACGATCCTGTACTGTAGGCGCTTGAAAAGTAGGCGCAGCAACTTGATTTCCCATGCCTGGCATAGCAGGCAATTGCGCATAAGAGCTACCATAGCCAGTAACTGGCGGTGGGGGGCCGAATGATGGAGGTTGATTAGTAGGCGGAGGCTGATTGCTGGTAGGAGGGCCATAATTGGCGCCTTCTGGTGGCAAAACTGGGTCTAATAGACCTCCTGGGCCTCCCTGCGACTGATTTCCCATTCCTGATTGTTGTGCTGCCATAAAGTTTCCTTACATTTGTCCTGAAGGGCCAGCCTTCTTCTGTCCAACGCTCTGGTCGCCCAGCGGAGTCGGTCTAAACGTTAATGCCTGAATGTTATGTGGTAAGTTGCCGTTGGCAACAGAATCAATTCGTAAGCTAAAGCCTGCGGTTACATTCGGCAGGTGCGTAGACCGTCTTTGCGGTACTGTGGGTAAATTAAACCCATAACCATCGTGACCCATTGTAATAGTATCTGTTGTTGTATTTGGCTCAGGTACTAGATAATTGACACCAGAGCTGCAAATAAGTTCCTGTTTGCCTGAAGATTTTCCATGAATCAGGATTTCATTGTATTTTAGGTTGGCATGAGCCTCCCCGCCATTAAACGGGTTAAATGTGATAAAAGCATCATAATCTGTGATACCAGTACCGTCTAAAATGCCCGTTCCTTGGTCTAAAATCCAAATATCACCGTCTTTTGTGCCGATCATGTTCAATTCTGAGCCGTTTTCAAGCACGGTAGACAGTAACGCTGTAGGCACATAGTCAGAATTAAGCGTTGTAGGCGTGCTAGAGTCCCATCCATAGTTTTGGAGGGTAAATACAGGCATTACATCACCGTCACCAAACAGCGTAAGCGTAACAATAAGCCCATCATTGAAGAATAGGCGATATTGGTTCTTGTTTCGGATGCCTAATGCACCTACAGGCTTTAAGCTACCTGAGCAAATCCCGCAAACCTTCTGTAATCGCGACTGAATAAGGTCGCTGATGGCTTGGCTAATCCGCCCAGAGCTAAAATCACCGTATTGTTGCGTAGCCGATACTGAGCTAATGCCTCTAAAATCGGCATAAATGGGTTGACCGACAATAGCAGATGTATATTCAATCGCACCTGACGTTTTTGAGATAATTTGCGTGGTGAAATTGTCAATAACATTGCCAATAAAGGCGTGGCTAGACTGTTTGCACATTACGCCTAGCGATGAGCCTACCAATGGCAATAAATCTGTAATATTATCACCAAATCCGAACTCAGATGCACCCTCTACGCCACTAAAGTTTGTAGGATCGCCAACTACCGAAACCAAAACGGAACCGCTATCGTAGGCTAGCACCAGATGATCTTCGTGCTCTGCGATATGGCGGGGTTTGTCTACAGTAGCTGGAATAGGCGCTCTGATAAAATGGAAATATGTCCCATTAAACGAAAACGCGGGGCCAGCACCTGTTACACCGTAAATGGCTTCTCTGGCGGCGTCAATAAAAAAGTTAGCTTTGATAGTTCTAGCAATACTTTGCGCCGTTTCCATTTCGCTAGACAATGGCAACAGATTCTTATCAGCCGTGCCAGCAGTTTCTGCTAGCAAAACACCACCGCCACTAGCGGCAGTTCTGACTTCTAGGTCTGCTACAATGGCGCCCATGTCAGCATCGGAGGATACATCATACAGGGTAAAAATACCAGCAGCATCTTCCGAAGAAAACGAGCCTGAAGTCAATGTAAGCTCAGCAATATTGGCGCTACCAACATCTGCTGCTGCTACAGGGTCGTAGAAGTATACCAGTTGGTCGCCGTCACTAAGATATACTGATATTTCTACCCAGAATACCTTTGTTAAAGCATTGTACAACAAAGCGTCAAGGCTTGGGCCTTTGGCGTGGGCAAATACAAGCTCAACACCAAAATCATCCGAAAATACGTTTTCTCGGGTAATATCGGTAGCATTCCAAAGGTTGGTGCTACCTCCTAATGTATCTGTAACAGGGCCGAATGAGGTTGACCCAGTGCCGTCTGCTGTTTTAATTGTTTGATTGGCTAAATTGTCAGTAGAACCCACATTCAACAGTCGGGCTGACAGCATGACGGCTTTTTTCTCGTCATCGTCTGCTGGCTGTTGCTCAGTATGTGCGTGTTCGTATCTAACCTTAACTTCAATGCCATCAATTTCAGCACTTAGTGGCTGATCTTTACCGATATTAAAGTTGGTAATGCGTAATGCCTGTGTGCATCTAAACTCATCGGCAGAAACAGCGCCACCTAGCGCAACAAAGCCGCGGGTAGCCGTATTGTTGTTAGAGCCGCCGCTATTGTCAAGTACGTTGCTGGTAGATTGCCATGCCAATTGATTTTCTTGAATTGTTACGGTTGCACCAACACCTAAATCGTCAGATGCGCCAGTATAGATCTGGCTAACAACTAAGCCACCAGGTTGGTCTAAAACATCTGGGGCTAATGGCTGGGCTTCTGTAATAAATTGCAAGTCAGACAGCGTGAACGGGCGTGTGTCGCCATTTTTGAATGGCAGGCTGTAGCCCATGTCAACTTCTTCCCATGCCACATTTTGATTTAGCTCGTCTAAGTCTGTAGTAGTGTATAACTGAGAACCTGTGCCACCATCTACATCTCTAGCCGCATAAATCTTTTCATTGAGTTCAAATAAAACATTGATAGGGCCAGTGCCTGGCGGTTTAAATGTAGTAGCAGACAAATTGGCATTAAGCGACTCAAAGCCAATAATAAAATTGTCAACACTTGTGTATTCTACAGCTTGTATGCTGCCCAAATCAACAAATCCAGGAGATATTGGGCCATATAGCCTGACATTTGCGCCCAATAGCTCTTTCGCGCTGCCCCCAATAACTTGAAGGCGCAACAATGGGCTTTCTTGCTTTAATACTTTAATTTTATACGTATTTCCCGTAGCAGGTACGGTAGCGTCATATACGCCGCCATCGTAGAACACGGGATCATTAACTGAATCAGTAATTGTAGCTACAATATGCTTTTCTAAAGCAAAAAAAGATTTGCCGCCAAACTTCATAATGCCTTCAGCAAGCTGGTAGCCAGACTCGCGGGACACTTCGTAGTTCATGCAATCTTGCAACGTGCCAGGGTTTACCTGTGTTTTAGGCGTTAATTGGTCTAGCCCACCAATAGCAGGCACAGTAGCCGCTAAAGGCTTAGCAAAATAATCTGTATTGGCCCGACCCATTCCCATTAGCGAATGTGCTCGTAAAATTTACCCACATTAAGGGTAATTTGTGGAAGATACTCTGAATCAAGTGATTTTTTTAACGGGAGATAACGGATGCGAGCTTTCTCCATCATTGCTGCATCCTGCTGATACATTGCATAATCTCGTACAGCTCTCCACACGATCATGTCTTGGTATTCTTCTGGCATATAAGGCTCATCGCAATCATCGCATAGTTTTTGGATGCGATTAGGGCCAAAGAAGTGCATGACGTATGTTTTATCTGGAATAGGGTTTAGCCACATCTCACCGTTAGGGGAGATAGTAAAGCGCTGAGGACGCCCCGTAATCTCAAGGGCTTCGTTAGTATCTAGTTGCGCCTCTGATGTACCCCAGCGGGTATAATAGCCATTCCAAGGCACAAATGTAATTGGGGTTGGCTGATCGTCAGCATCGTTTTTTTCTTTAACAAATATATTGTAAAGATATACGTAATTCCAAGATGGGGCAGCAGGTGCTAAGATTTGTGTAGGCTTTGCTTTTTGCCCTTTGTCTAGCAATTGCTCGCTGATCTCTAGTTCGTTTGGCATCATACGGAAATACCACTCAGGGCGTTCCATTTGAATATCGCGATAGGCATCGTTAACGTAATCAACGAAATCTGCCGCCAAACCTGTTGCCGTAGATACGGAAGCGGGCGCGTCAATGCGCGCCCCGCTAAACCGAATGGCTCTTTTAACTAACTCGATGAACGTCATCGACAAACTCCATCTTGGCTAGTTATACCTGCACCTTTTGAACCTTATCTGTTTTGTTATGGTACAAAATTGAAAAAGGATAACTAGACTTTGTGTTGTAATAAGTTCTTAATACACCCTGTTCATCTTTCTTTTGAATAGTTTCCTCGCGAATTGCGTTGCGCAAGACTTCTAAATACTTGCCTGCAATTGCGATTGGCTGCTCAACAGGGGCATAGATAAATCTGCCATTAACACCCAGAGGTACAGGACGCTTGTAGGGATTGTACGAGTTTGTCTGAATCTCTACGACTGCGCCACCAGGTGGTACTGTAAACTCGCCATTTTCATCTGGAAATCCAGTAAATTTGGCATTTGGTTTCTTACTTGCCGCGTTGGACAAAATAAGAGAGATTAGTTTTTCTTCATTGTATCGTCTATCTACTTCCAAACCATATTCGTTGTTAGCGATAGCAATAAGTTGGTCTTTATCTAAATCTTCTAAATCTGCACGATTCATGCGAATTCTCCTAAAGTCATTGACATTAAAATGCCCCGCCCCCGAAGGGGCGAGGACTTATGGTAGGGCTTACTTGCCAGACAGGTAAATAACCAAAGTGGCTTTACCAGCAGCAGCTGTAGCAGCGGGGCCGTCTACGAGAGCGTATACAGAAATTTCTGCATCGCCACCAAGACGTGGGAAGTTAGCGCCAGCAGCAGCTGATCCACCAGTTTTACCAATAGCAGTACCATCTAAGTGAGTAGTAGCGGTGCTACCGTCATCAGATACCAAATCAAAGGTCAAAGTTGGTGTGCCGTTTGTGTCAAGATCGTCTACAGTAATGAACATGCCATCAATAACTGCATCGGCAGGAAGACGAACAAATTCCCATTTGTCGCCCGAGCCGAGGTTATCAACACCAATGTCAAGGCTTACACGAATTTCGCCCTGCGAACCACGGCCAAAAGCCAATGACGAAGAACGATAAGGTGAAGCGTCACCAGTAGGACGAGTAGTTTTGGCCCATTGTGAGGTTACATTTGCCATTTTCTATTCCTCCTTATGCCAACAAATCGGTAGCAGCGACTTCGGCACGGTTGATCCATGCTTCGTTCAGGATGAGGGCTGCAAAATACATTTTCCAACCAACGATCCCACGCTGACCAAGAGGGTCACTCTTGTCGATTTGATCGGGGTTAATGATACGCGGGCTCATAGAGCCAGCACCTTTCAGCGGAACAACGCCGATTGCGTGACGGGCCATGAAGAGAACGGGGTAAACGTCAGCGTTACCACCA